TGTGTCTCTTTGTCAATCTGTGCTTGCTGGAATGCACGTAGCTCAGGGTTAGCGCCATAGATATCAAGACCCTGTCTACCAGTACGAAAGAGGCTAGTACCAAGCTGAGAGTATTGCTGAGATACTCCCGGTGCTGCAGCAGAGCGCAGGCGCTGATACTCTTGCTCCTCAGCAGCTGGGATATCCTGAGGCAGCGCAGCCCCTGCAGCTCTGAACAGTTGGCTACGATACGCAGCTAGTGCTGGGTCATAATCAATGTTTAATGTTTGATCTCCAAAGGTTACACCACCTAATGCTGTACGAACATTATATGGTCTAAACTTTGCAGCTTCAGCAGCAATCTGTGCAGCTTCTTTCGAGCCTGCAGAAGCAATAGCTGCAGCATCTGTTTGCGCTTCAGCAGCTTTAGACGCAGGACCAAATCCAAATACGTCTGATACTGCGTTAATTATGTCACCCATTACATTCTCCTAAATGCAAGTCTCGTAATACCATCGTAGCATTGTACTTCTTTATAAGGCCAGAAGCTAAACATCTTTCCAAACTTCTGCAACTTCTTATTCTCTTTATTTATCATGATGAACATTGGACCACCATGCATTTCAAATATCAAATCTAAGTCTCTGTCAAACTGCCTGAATATTTCTGGTGTCCACTTAATAACATCTGCGTGCATCCAGTTTGCTAGTCCTACTCTTTCGATATAAATAATATAGTTATCTCTGACGCAGACAGGAACTTTCTTGTCATCTGGATCAATATGTACCGCCACTAATAGTCCCGTCAGTGATAGTGTTACCAGTTAATAAAGTGTTTAGTGCAGCAATAGTAGCATCTAGTTTACTGTTGACAGCAGTCTGAATATTATCATACTCAGTATTAATCTCTGCGCCTTTAACAATCTTCGATGGGTTACCTGAGGCTAAAGAATCCTTAGCTGCGAAGTCGGTAGTCTTCGTATAGTTAGACATTATATCGTCCTTCCAGATTTAACAAATACTTCAAACTTTTGAATAGACATAGAACTGTTCTGAATATCTACTTCAAATCCTAGTTGTAATACCTTACCATATCCTAAACCATTAGCTATCAAAGAATTAATATCCTCTGAGCCAGCGTACTCAGCAGTGGTGTTATACTCTGAAATACCATACTGAGCTACTGTGGAGTTTAGTAAGCTTAGTGTTTGGTTATAATTTAAACCACCATAATCATAACCCCATTTAGTTACAAAGCTCTGTGAAGCCCCACCAAAGACAACAATATTAATCTTCTTTAGAATCTTCTCTAGCGTAGGCTCACTGAAATCAAAGAAGCTGGTGTAGTACACCATACGGTAAACAGCTGTGTCATCAGCATAACCACCGTACTTACCAATGTATCCTAACTTTCCTAGCAGTAACTCTCTAGCTTCAGTAACACACAAAGCATTAGGATTAATATTATTCCAAGTAGTTACCCTAGCTGAGCCATCCTCTAGAGAAGTACGCATATCAAAGACATATGTTAGTCCACTGGTAGGCAGAGCTAGAACATAGAAAGCATCATTAGGAGAGTAAGCACTCTTAATAAGCTTAGCTGTCTCTGAGTTAACATAACCCATCAAGTCATCACGTACATTCTTAGACAAGTCTCTAAATGGTAAAGACTTCTCCTGAATAACTCGAAGCAAACTACGTACACCTGTGTCTGACAAGAAGATAATATCTGTGCCAGTATTCTGAACAGAGTCTCTAGCAATACATCCAATACCTTTAATTACGTCTGCTAGTGTAAGTGTTGCAGGGTCATCAGCTCCTGAATACAATACAACATTACGTTTACAGAAAATAATAAGAAAGTTATTATGAGCTGCAAGTGCTACAATAGGGTCATTATTAGGAACTACTGTAGCAATGTTTAAACTACCTGAAGACCCAGTAGCTAAGTTGTCTCCATTAAGCAGATCACTAAAGTAAACAGTCTGTTTATCTCCAGTAATATCAGCATACCACATCCTACCATAAGCAGCTAATGCACAGTTGGGTGTGAAGGTGCTAGCACTAAAACCAGTAGGTAAAGAGCCGATATCAGCTAGTCTCTGAAATCCATAAGATCCAGTATGTGCATGACCAGTAGCGCCTAACTTATGATAAATTAAAGTTGGGTGACTAGCCTGAACTAAGTAGGCGTGAGCTGAAGCGTTAAGACCTGCATCATAAGGCAAAGCTGCTAATTGCCAGTGATTATCAGTAATCGTGTATGTTAAATTAGCTGAGTCAGTAGCATCTCTGACAGTAGCTGTAGTTAACGTACTACGTCCAGTAAAGAGTTTATTGTTACCTGCAGAGATTACTACGTTACCGTCTTCTTTAATAATCTCATACAGAGTTTGAATCTTGTTAGTGCCTAAGTCTACGTTAGTAGACCCATTAACTTTAGTCCAGCCTTTACGTGCGCCAATACGCCCGAACTTATCTATGACGCAGTTGGTAGCTTCATAGGCAAAGTTAGGCGGTAGAGTAACACCAGATTCTTGAGTGTTGAGTCCATAGAATCCCGGCGCTGCTACTGATACTGCTTTAAGAGGTTTTGCCACTTAGTTTAAGTTCCAGATAGATTCATCAGGATAATGACTAGACTCAATAGCTATATGGTCTGCTAGAGATTTCTTATAAAGTGCGTAGGCTTCTGAGCTATTCTGCCCCATGTCTTCGCCACGCTCTGCCAAAGCTTTAGCATAAGCACCAAAGATTACAGGCTCGGAAGGAACCTTGATTATATCAGTAGCCAGAGTCAGTGCAGCCTGAGGTTTAATAATATTAAATCGTAGGTTATAAACCCCATCAGGTTTAGGGAATATATCTACCTGAGTATCCCCATTAGAGTCTACTCCGTTAAAGTTATAGTACAGAGGCTGACCCGCCTGAGCGTTATTAATCAAGAACTGCTGGTCAAAGTAAGCTCTAGGAGCTACCTCCATAAACCAATCACTGGTGTCATTAATTACGTTTAGGACACGGAACCGTACCCCAGAGCCAGTCAGTACGTAGTTAAACAAATTAGCTGTAGTTGCAGCTGTCAAGGTATCAGTTAAGGCATTCCAGTCATAAGCGTCTTCTACCTCACGCTTGATATCGTTGACAAACTTTCCAATCATCTTGGCGTAGGCTGTCTGCGACACAGTGCTAACTTCGTTCTCACGAAGCCTGATAAGCACGTCATTGATTAATTGTAAATAAGTCATAGTAGTATTATACCATAGAAATTAGTAGTTGTCAACTACCATTTAACTTTATCTGCCCAATATGCAGCAGACATCTTACCTTTGGCTATGTTCTGGGCGTGCCTAGACTTAAAAGACTCACGGCGCTTACGGTATGACTCTGACTCTCCAGCCTTCTTAGGAGAGCCTGAGACACCTTGCTGCCCAAACCTGATAGTCTTGACCTGATCGCCTTCCTTGGCTACTACTACATGAGACTTGGTTGGGTGACTAGGTGTACGCTTTGGCTTATTAAAACCTGCTACGCCAGCCCTAGTTAGTCTTGAATCTTTCATCTGTACCCCGCTGTCTTCTTTGCTATCTTCTTAGGTTGCTTGACAAACTGTTTGCCAGCCTTATTGCCCTGCGCCTTAGCCTTGTTAGTTGCTGCCTTCTCTGCTGGTGACAGCGCATCCCAAGCTGCATCAGGTAGGTAACGCTTCTTACCTTTACTTGGTTTACCGTCAGAGGTACGCCACTTCTGGGCTGTCCAATCCTTTAGAGACTGCTGTGGGTCTTTCTTCATGATTTGTAACCGCCACCAGCTTTCTTGTACTCGCTAGCTAACAACTGAGCCTTACGAGCTGACCACTCTCCGGGGTCTCCACCTTTACTGCCAGCCTTAATTTTCTCAAACAAACGCTTACGCATTGTGGGCTTAGTATAAACACCAGCCTCATTAACACGAGACTTAGGCTTCTTTATCACTTCTTAGCTTTCTTCTTCTTAGCCAAACCTGCCATTGATAGGCCAACAGCAATTGCTTGTTTCTGTGGCATACCTTCTTTACGAAGCTTGCTGATCTTAGCCGATGCTGCTGCTTGTTTGCCCTTCTTAGTGTAAGGGTATTTCTTTCCGTCTACCATTGGCATAATAACTCCTAGCTATGAAATTGAATTGTTTGTTCTTGAATTAATTCTACAGTGACAATGTAAGTAACTGAGTTAGTACCTGCTTGCTCAATCCTAATCTCATCACCACCTTGAACTACAACCACTGCATCTGTAAATAAAATATAATCACCAGCTCCTAAGTTCTTACCAGCAAGAATTAAGTATTCAGTATTCTTAGACTTATCATACCAGTAGACCTTTGGAGTTTCTGTACCTACTGTACTAATAACATAAAGCAGTTCCCAGAAACCAGTGTTACTAGAAGGAACAGTATAAAGTACTTCTTTAGTAGTAGTAGTCTTAGTCTTAGCAGAGGTAACTTTCCTACTCATATTAACCTACTTTAAGAACTAAGCTGAGTAACAGGATTACGATGAAACCAGTAGTCCCAAGCAGGATCT